GCTAATTCGGACCCCGCATTTTTTCTAGCGTCAGAACCTGAAAGTGGTTACTTCAACCCACCAGCAGCCACAAAGACCCCTTCCCGGTGTCATTGGTAACCGGGCCGCTGCGCTTTCGGTAACCTGATGGTATTGGTTACGCATCTGTGCCACTGGTCACCTACACGGAGTTCGCCGAGCGGGTGGGGGTAAGCCGGCCAGCGATCAGCAAGGCGGTAAAGACACGGCTGGCTGCTGCCGTGGTGGCAAAGAACGGCAAGCCGATGCTCAGCCTGGACCGTGCGCTGGAGCTTTGGAGCGCCGGCAACCAGCGCCAAGCCAGGGGCCGCGCCACGCCAGCACCACTACCACCAAAGGCACCGACGCTGCCATCCGCTGCCGATCTGGCCAAGGCAGTCAGCCAGCTGCCGGACGATGCCATCCCCGATCTGGGCATCTCGATCGAGCGGAAGGAGCACTACCGCGCTGAGCTGGCAAAGATCCAGGCCATGCACCAGCGGGAAGAGCTGGGCAGCATCGCCGACATGAAGCGCGAAGCGTTCGGACTGGCGAAGTCGGTGCGCGAAGCGGTGCTGGGTGTGGTGCCAAGGGTGAGCGCCGACCTGGCCGCCGCTGGTGATCGCTTCGAAGTGGAGCGGCTGCTGGAGTCGGAGCTGATCACGGCGCTGCGGGTGCTGGCCGATGGCTGATTCAGCAGTTGCCTACCGGGTGGCATTCCTTGACGGCCTGCGGCCCGAGTCGCTGGGCACGGTGAGCGAGTGGGCAGACCGCTACCGCGTGCTGGGCGGGATCGGCTGCCCAGAGCCTGGGCCGTGGCGCACCAGCCGCACGCCATACCTGCGCGAGCCGATGGACTGCCTGAGCGCCAGCAGCAGGGTGCGGCGTGTGGTGCTGATGTTCGGCAGCCAGCTGGGGAAGACTGAAGCGGGGCTGAACTGGCTGGGCTACATCATCGACCAGCGGCCGGCGCCAACGCTGCTGACGCAGCCCACCATTGAGATGGCAAAGCGGCTGAACCGCCAGCGGCTGGAGCCGTTCGTGCGCGACACGCCACGAATAGCTGAGAAGATTCCGCCATCAAGGAGCCGGGACAGCGGCAACACGATGTTTATGAAGCTGTTCCCAGGTGGCCTGTTCGTGCTGACCGGTGCGAACAGCGCCAGCTCTGGGCAGTCGATGCCGGCGGCGAACCTGTTCGCCGATGAGGTGAGCAGCTATCCGCTGGACATGGACGGCAAGGGCGACCCGCTGGAGAACTTCGAGGCCAGGACCGCCAACTTCCCGCGGGGGAAGACGCTGATCACCAGCACCCCAGGCGAAGCGGGATCGTGCCGCGTCACGAAGGAGTACCGCACCCGCAGCGATCAGCGCCGCTATGAGGTGCCATGCCCTGCGTGCGGCGAGCGGCAGGCGCTGCTGTGGTCGAGCTTTAAGTGGGAGCGGCCGGATGGTGAGGTGCTGTACGAATGCGCCCATTGCGGCGAGCGATTCGAGGAGCGGCACAAGAGCCGATTTCTGCCGGAGGGGATTTGGGTGCCGCAGTCGGCCGGCGATGGCATCACCGCCGGCTTTCACCTGCCGGCCTGGTACGCACCGCTCGGGTGGCTGAGCTGGGGGGAGATCCGCAACCAGTTCTTGCGTGCCAACCACGACCCGCAGCTGCTGATCGGCTGGGTGAATAAGCGAGCAGCACAGGCATGGGAAGACACGCTGGCGAATCAGTTCAGCGCCGATGGCCTGGCGAAGCGCCGGCAGAACCTGGAAGCCGGCAACGGCTACGCCGATGGTGTGGTGCCGGCTGGAGTGCTGGTGCTTACGGCCGGCGTGGACGTGCAGGGTGGCGGCGGCTCGATCGGCGAGCGGCTGGTCGTGACGATCTGGGGCTGGGGCCGTGGCGAAGAGGCATGGCACATCTTCCACGGCGAGATCCACGGCGACCCCCAGGCCGATGAGGTGTGGCAGCAGCTGGACGCGGTGCGGGCGACGAAGTGGCGACGAGAGGATGGCGCTGAGCTGGTGATTGCAAAGGGCGGCATTGACGACGGCGGCCATGCGACGCACCGGGTGCGGCGATACTGCAAGGCAACACCGGACTGGGTGCCGGTAAAAGGCACCAGCAGCAAGGGCAAGCCGATCATCGGCAAGGGCAGCGCCGTCGATGTGAACCACCGCAATCAGGCGGTGACGAAGCGGGGCGTGCTGCTGTACATGATGGGCAGCGACACGTCGATTGCTCACCTGCAGGGGCGGCTACGAAACGACCAGCCGGGCCCCGGCTACATGCACCTTGGGCAGGCGGCGAGTGATCAATTCCTGCGCGAGCTGTTCCCGTGGAAGCGCCGGCCGCGGCAGGTGAAGGGCTTCACGGTTTACGACTGGGAGCTTCCCCAGGGCGAGCGCGACGAAGCGGGCGACTGCACGCGGATCGCTTACGCCGTGCTGCAGCTGCTGGCCCGTCGCTACAACCGCGCCACGATGTGGGAGCAGCTGGAGCGGCAGGTGAAGGCAGCGGCAACAGCCGAGCAGCCACCGCCAGAGCCTGCACGCAAGGCACGAGCAAGGCCAGTGGTCAACTCTGTTACGGCCTGGTAAGGCTCCACAGACTGATGGCAAGCGCGAATAGAGCGGGTGAACATCCCACGAAGCATCACGGCCGGCGACTCGCTGACGTGGAATGACCCAGCTGGAGTGGACAGCCAAGGCGCTCTGGTGAGTTCAGCCGCCTGGACGCTGACCTACTACCTGCGCTTCAACGCCGCCAGCGAAGGCGCCACAGTGGTCGGCACTGCTGGTGCTGCTGGCAGCTGGGACTTCACGATTGCGGCGGCCACGACCACCGCCTTCGATGCCGGCACTTGGAGCTGGACGGCACGGGCGACAAATGGCGCGCTGGCCATGACCATGGGCAGCGGCACGCTGACGGTGCTGCGGTCGCTGGCGTACACCGGCACGCCGGCAGCGTTCGATGGCCGCAGCCAGGCGGAGATCGACCTGGCGGCGGTGCAGACGGCGATTCGGACGATCATCAGCGGCGGCGTCAGCCAGTACGCCATCGGCAGCAGGCAGGCGACGAAGCTCGACCTGGGCGCACTGATGAAGCGGGAATCACAGCTCAAGGCAGAAGTGGCCCGCGAGCGAGCGGCCGAGAAGGTGGCCGCCGGCCTGGGTGATCCGCGCAATCTGTTCGTGAGGTTCGGATCGTGAGTGACGCCATCCGGCAATACGAAGGTGCAAAGATCAGCCGCCTGACGGCTGACTGGCTGGCGGGCGGCACCAGCGCCGATGCCGAGATCCGCAGCAGCATGGTGCGGCTGCGCAATCGTGCGCGGCAGGTGATCCGCGACAGCGACCACGCCAAGGCAGCGATCAGGACGATCCGCAACAACGTGATCGGCACCGGCATCAGGATGCAGATGCAGGTGATGATGCAGCGCGGCCGAGCCGGCAAACCACGGCAGGACGACCTGACCAACGGCCGCATCGAGCGGATGTTCGCTGCATGGTGTGCGGCCGAGGTGTGCCACACCGGTGGCTCGCTGTCGTTCCAAGACATTGAGGAGCAGGTGATCACCGGGCCAGCCGAGAGCGGCGAGATCCTGGTGCGGCTGGTGCCGCAGTCGTTTGGTGGCGGGCGAATCCCGCTGGCGCTGGAGCTGATCGAAGCCGACCAGCTGGACGAGACGATTGATGGCCGCAGCACCGTGCCAGGCCAGCAGGTGAGCGGCGGCGAATGGCGGCTGGGCGTGCATGTGGACGAATGGTGCCGGCCGGTGGAGTACGCCTTCCTGGCGCGGCATCCCGGCGACTCCCGCCTTGGCACCGGCTACACGCAGGCGCGGGTGATCGTGCCGGCCGATCAGATTATTCACGTCTTCATCCCTGAGCGGCCAGGCCAGTCGCGTGGCGTGACATGGTTCGCTTCGGCGCTGAAGCAATTGCACCACTTGGTCGGTTACCAGGAGGCCGAAGTGGTGCGGGCACGGGCGTCATCAGCCCTGATGGGATTCATTACCACCGAGAGCGGCGCAGGCGAGGAGCTGGGCGAGCCTGAGCTGATCGACGGCGAGCACGTCACCACGTTTGAGGCTGGCGTGTACAAGACGCTGTTCCCTGGGCAGTCGGTCAGCGTCCCTGACTTGCACAGCCCCGATGGCCAGTTCGAGCCGTTCGTGCGGGTGATGCTGCGCAGCATGGCCGCAGGGCTGGGCGTGAGCTACGAGAGCATTTCGCGGGACTACAGCCAGCACAACTACAGCAGTTCGCGGCTGAGCCTGCTGGAAGACCGTGAAAACTGGCGGTCGCTGCAGCAGCGGGTGATCCGCATGTTCCACCAGCGGGTGTTCAAGGCCTGGCTGCGGGCAGCGGTAGGCAGCGGTGAGCTGTCGCTGCCGGGCTACCAG